GTCTTGATCCGCTCATAGCGGTAACGCCCATTGAAACCACGGCGAAGCTCTCGGCAGCTGGGGTCTAACAAGAATCCCGGCATACCGTCCGCCATGCGAGTGAGGAAGTACGCCACCGATTCACGGCGCGGTATCCAATCATTTGTGTTCGCTGGCTCCGAAGGAATACCAGCTTCAAGCAACTCCATAAAGCAAGTACGCTCGTCCGTCTGCGCTCTGATTGAGCCAGCAGGATCGCCAACAGAAAACCTCTGAAAGCCACTGAACTCATTCATCAGTACAGGCTTGACGATGTCGTTGGCAAACTGCCTGATACCCATGTCTTGTGACACAAGCTCACGCAAAATAACGAACTGCCCCCGTGGGGTCATCTGACAGATAACACATGCTGGGGTTAACCCGAAGTCCCAACCAAGAATGATTGGCAGTCCCCGTATGGGTTCTATCTTTTCTTTGGCTACATGGATCTTGTCGTTGAACTCCGGATACACATGCTTGCCGTCTGATGTTGTGCCGTAGTTCCCAAGCAGGAAAACATTTACCCAGTCTTCGGTTTTCGCGCCGATCTGGTTGAGGTAGTACTGGTGACCACCGGGGAGGTTGTCGATGTTTTCTGCGTCCGGGTTCGGCTTGTACTCTTCGCCTTCTTTGTAGAGTCCACCGGCTTGGCGGAAGAACTTCCAACCCTTGGGGGTCTCTTCCTCGGCAATTTTGTACCACCAGCTGTCGTCGTCTGGGGGGTTTGTATCAAGGATGACGCCACTCCAGCTAGGACCTCCCTTGATTTTGGAGGGGTAGCGTCCGACACGCTGGGTGACCATGTCAAAAATTTCTTTAGGAATCTCAGAAGCCTCATTGATCCACGCTCCGGTTAACTCAAGTGATCTGAGCTTTCCCGTCTCTGACGCTTTATCTAGCGCCAAGAACAATACTTCAAGCTCAAGCGATGTCCCATCCCCCAAATCATCAATGATCATTGTTGATGTAATGGGCGTATCCCACTTCACGGGAGCTACGTTAGATGGAAACCATGTCTCCCAAGTCTTAATAGTCGTGGACTTAAGCTCTGGATATGTGTTCCTGATGACTGCCCAGCGGCTGCGGCGCACTCCGTCGTACCAAGGCTCTTGCCTTAAGGCTCTTGCGACGATCTCAACACAGCAAGAAGAAGACTTACCGGAGCCAACTGGCCCCATCAAACCCCGTACAAAGCCGTTATGGGCGTGAAAAAGCCCAGCTTGAGGTCCAGGTGGGTCATACGAGATTAACTCGCCAGAGGTCTCGACCGCTTCAGTCACTTGTTTTAGGTACGTTGAGGTTAAAAGTAATACCCTGTGCGCCCGTATCCAACTTCAAATCACTCAGATTAGGCAAAGACTTGTCTAAAAGTATCTTTGCAGCAGAGATCTGCGTTGGTGACAACGTCAATTTCCCATCAATGTGACCAGAAAGCTTGTTGATCAAGTGAGCAACTTGGATTTTCTTCCTCGTATCCTCATCATGTCGGATCTTTCGAATACGTGCAGCCATGTATTTACCCCTGTTTAACCCCTTTTCAGTAGCGCAGCTACAAAGAGCGAGCGCAAATAAAAAAAGCCAACTCGTAAGTCAGCTTTTTCTTGGGAATATTTGTTCAATTTAGCGAAAATGTACCAATACTGTTTGATTTATGCTAGTACTATCCCTAGTATATAAACTATAAGCACCACTATTGTGCATTCTCGGTACTCTATTAGAGATAGATAGCTATCTTGCAAGCGGAACAAGGTCCGCTTGCTAGTAAACCCCACAAAAAAATTAAAAACTAGGCTGGTTAACACCCGGGGGGTAGATCACAAGGGTCCATAGGGAGAAGTGCGTTCGTAGAAGTAATACGTTGTTGCTTGACTCCCCGGTAGTTGACTGCCGTGGTCCATATGGGGGTGCCCACATTGATCGCCCACTACTGTATCCCCCTGCCTACACATCACTAATCCGTGAACCCGCCTGTATCTACGTGTGTTTGTAGGTATATGTGCGAATTTATTGCGATCTTTAGCTTCTATCTACGGAGTAACAGGGATCTTCCCTCCCTAACGAGGAGGGAATTCACCCTTCTTGGCAAGTTAACACCCGTCTGTGTTGTGTTGTCTCAACCCTTGATTTATATACCTTTTTAGGAGCTGACTATGTCAACAAACCGCATACCTTTCGTGTTCAGAACAATGTTCTTCGTAGCCGATGTACTAAGCATATCGGTGATTGCTATAGCTCTGTACTCATACGTCTTTCAAGTTGTAGATGAGTATGGATACGCAATGGATGGTGTTGCAACTATTGCGGTAATTCTTGCAGGAATCTTTGGTTTAGTTGCCAACAGGTTTAACCGCAAGGAAGCCATGCACATGCATAGGTAAGGCTTCCTCTCTCGCTCGCTAGTCTCCTGCCCCCCTCGATGAGGGGGCAGTCGCCTTCTCTCGTGTATTTATTTAACTTTAATCATTTCCTCTAAGGAGTTAGTCATGTCTCTCACAGTAGATTTCAAACCAGCATCGCAAGCCACTTTACGTCTCATGGAGACGCTTGGCATCACAGAAGTACCTCAGTCACAGACTGAAGCATCTCAGATGATTTACAACAAGCAAGTACAGCTTGCTACTCGCATACCTACAAAAGCACAGACAGCAGCTGTCTATGCGATAGGTACTAATCCAGAAACTAAGGAACGTATGACTAGCTGGGTAGGTCGTGATCTACCCGGCATTCGTCATCGTGAGATTAGTTTCCAGATCGAGTTGCTGAACCATCTTGCAAAGATGGAGTTGGCAACTACACAGGCAGAAGTTAACAGCCATGCTGTGGCATTGATTAGCTGTGTCAAGACACGACTGACTAAGTCAGTCAAGGGTGCAGAGCCTGTGAAGTTCTCTACACCAGAAGCGGAAGACGCTCCTATCTAAGACCTTAATTTGCTACCAGTAGTGCGGTAGCTAACCCATACCTTGGTATGCCAGTAGATGCTGGTGTACCAAGGTTTTTTCTTTTGTTAACTCACTCTCGAATCATTATTTACACGCAAGGATTTAACTATGACTGAAGCAAGATCAAAATTTCTCGCAGATGAAAACAAGTTCTTGAGAACTTGGGTTAGGGAACTAATACAAGAGAGAGACTCATTACGCCAAGAACTATTTGATATCAAAGACGATCTCATGTTTCCTGTTAAGCGTACATCTAGGGCTGTATCTATTCCTTATGAGATAGAAGACATACCTTTCTAAGGGGGAAAGCGTGGTGCTTGATTGGTTTCGGGCTTTTACCACGCTAACCAATACCTATTTGCATTTAGTTTCACTCTCGTATCACTATTTACACGAAGGAATATGTATGGACTCAAGCATTAAGCAACGCTGGGTCAGAGCATTACGCTCTGGCAAATACAAACAAGTAAGTGGTCAACTTAGAACCGAAGATGGCTTCTGCTGTCTAGGCGTTCTCTGCGATGTTTACAACAAAAACAATTGGACTATCGCTGCTGATGAATATCTTGGCGATGAACACCAAGAGTGGCACTACATAGGCAACAAGGGAATGTATCAATCCATCATGAAGGATGTCTTGCCTTATGAAGTTGTTGAAGCTACTGGTTTAGATAAACAAAATCCAGAAGTGCCTTACGGCATAGATGGAGGCATGTCTTCTCTTGCCGTCATCAACGACAGTGGCGCTAGCTTTGCACAGATAGCTGACCTCATCGAGACACACCTTTAACAAAGTATCAGGGTTTATTCCAATATAAACTTAACTTTTAAATTATTAGTATTGCTATTATGTCAACACCAACGCAACAATTAAACACCATGCAAGCACTAGATCTGCACCTCATGTCCCTGATCCAGCACCTCAGTCGCAGCCAGTTGGTTCGACTCGGTGACCTGATCAACAAAGCAACAGGCACTCATGAAGTTATCACCATCAACGAGATGGATGTCAAGGAATACCTTGCCGAACAGAACGTTGCTATGCCTAGCAAAGAGTCCATTCAACAAGCATGTGAGTACATCAGCCAGCGTAGTTCTTACCAAGATACGCAATGGTATGCGCACATACAAGACGCAGCTGAACACGCATTAGGTTTAGAGGAGGTTCACCATGACTAATCAGCAGTTGATAGATGTCATGCGGATTGCGAAACATCACCTTGATCACGAGTACCTACATCTTGGAATGTTAACCCTAGGCGAACTGCTTAAACAAGACTTGAGCTTTACTGACGAGCAACTTGATGAGCTTAAGCAAAAGATCAATCGAAATCTCTCCAATGCAGAGGTAACACAACATGACTAATCAAGAGATGTACTTCGAGTACTTAGACGATCTCCGCGAAAGCGGAGTGACCAACATGTGGGGAGCAGGGGCGTACCTTGAAGACGCCTTCAGCCTACCCCGCAGAGTAGCAAGAGACGTTCTCCTTAACTGGATGAACACATACAACCAACGGCACCCACAAGGAGAAACACAATGAAAGCATTCTTCATAGACCCATTCAACCGGACAGTCAAAGAGATTGACTACAACGGTGACTTCCGTGAGATCAGCAGACTGCTGGCATGCGACATGTTCACATGCGCAACCTTCAACAACAAACAAGATACCTTTTACGTTGATGACGAGGGTTTGTTCAGAGCAAACAGGATGTTCTTTGAACATCACGGTTATCCACAACCCTTATGTGGATTCGGGTTAGTACTAGGTACTACGCCATCAGGTGATTCATGTGAACCCACGGTAACGCTCGAAGAACTAGAGCGTGATCTCAAGTGGTACTCAGAGTTCACGGTCGGTCTGTCCGGCGCGGTCTATTAATAAAGAAGGGTGGGAGTAATTATGTTGAAAGATGCACAAAAACCATATGCTCGTTTGCTTATTCAAAAGCTAAAAGAGTGTGGAATCAAAGAAGTTGTTGTTACCTTTGATGGAAGCGGAGACTCCGGGCAAATCGAAGAGGTTAGCTATGGATCAATGGACAAGCCGGACGCTTTTGTTGAATGGGTTGAAATTGATTCAACTTGGATAGATGGAAGTTGGGTTGAAAAAAACGAAGTTAAAAAGATTGATATACACAGCGCCTTAGAAAACTTCTGTTACGAAGCCTTGGAAGATGCTGGCATCGATTGGTACAACAACGATGGCGGATACGGGGAACTTCGAATCAACCTAGATCCAATCGAGATTAACTTAGAAGTTAGTACAAGATACACAGAAACTTTTACAAGTTCTTTGGGATTTGACGAGAACTTAGAAGAGGTTGAATGATGCACCCACACCATCACTCAATGACTACTGTCAAACAGTACGGCGGCAAACCTGAAGACTACGCCGCTATTCATGATTGGTTTGACGCAACCAAAGAACAGTTTGCTGATGCAAGACATCGTGCATTACGCCATCACTCTCAGGGAATCTTTGAATGCGAACGAATCTTCGGTCGTGTGATTGTCAATTCAGATGGCAAAGAAGTACCAGTCAGATACATCGGTGAGCAGCATGTCAAAGAAGACTGTGGTGGTCGCATACCAACCGTTGCTGATTGGTTCCGCAACATCAAGTTGGAAACATGGATGAACCGTGGCTACAGGATTAATGCATCAGGTGAATAAGTCTGGCACATGCGTGAAATGAAACCAACTGAAACGGCAACGGGAATGTGCCTAGTCGTGACAGCCGGGAGAGACCGGCGCTTAACTTAAGGATCAATATGAAATACCAAACACATAACGAGACAGAAGTAGACACCAACATGTCTCATCTCCAAGGTTATATCACCGCAGATTACGAAGAACTTGTTGATGCATTCGGTCCGCCAATGCGATACGGCTTCGATGACTACAAGGTAGATGCCGAGTGGCACATCTCATTTGCAGATGGCAGCGTAGCTTCTATCTATAACTGGAAGAACGGCAGGAACTACATGGGTACACAAGGTATGGATGTACAAGACATACGTGAGTGGCATGTCGGTGGCTTCTCAAAGATCACCTTGTTTCGGTTGGCTGAAGTATTAAACAAGCAGACTGTTCAAGCAGCAGCTTAATCATGTTAGATCTATTCACTTGGTTCAAAGACATCTTCCGCACACCATCAGCTATTGAACTTGCATGTAAAGAATTAGATGAGGCTGAGAAGCAGCATCTGTCTCTCAATAACACCCGTGAATACGTTGCAGGAATGTTGTCTTACCGAGAAGCTCAGATCAAAAGGCTTCGTATCTACATAGCAAACCACAGGAGTGAAGATGTACAGCTATGAATTTCGTGGACGTAAACCCAGTGCATCACAGGTTTACAAGATGGTCATGCATGCAGCCAAGTCTGGGCATGAAAAGATCGAGATCATGTGGGGTGAAAACGCCATTGATCTTGAGTATGCACATGGCAAATGGCATGGCTTTGGCTGGATCAAAGACATATCAGGTAACGACATGGCGCTATCAGTAGAAGCAACTCTTAGAGAGTTTGCTTAGAAGTTCTCTCTCTGCCCCCTCGATGAGGGGCAGATCGTTCTCTCATTTACTTAAGGAGGTTACGTGGATAGATGGCAGGAACATGTTCGCTCAGAGATTAACTTAGCTGATGCAGACCCATACAGATTACTAGACATCATGCATAGCCTGACATCAATGGACTCACATGAGCTTATCCCTATGGATATCTCTGTTGATTTATTTGATCTTATTGCTTTACGAAACGAATGAAACTTTTAACTCGGGCTAACACAAAGATTATCAAAGGTAAACGCAGAGGGTTCTCAACAAACATTCTGCACCTTGCGCCAGCAAAACTATCAGGGTACGAGACATGCGGTGGTCGCTCAGAACAATGCACCATCTACTGTCTCAACAAGGCTGGTCGCGGTAAGTTTGACCGCACACAACAAGCTCGCATCAGGAAGACTAAGTGGTTCTTTGAATCACGACTCACATTCATGGCTCAGTTAGTTAAGGATATTACGTCAGCTATCAGGTACGCCAATGCGCATGACCTTGTAGTTGCCATCAGACTTAACGGCACATCAGATATCCCGTGGGAATCAATCAAGAGCGGTGCATTTAAAAACATCATGGCACGGTTCCCTAACGTGCAGTTCTATGACTACACAAAGGTAGCTGGCAGGAAAAACATTCCGTCTAACTATCACCTTACCTTTAGCGCATCGGAATCAAATCAATCTCAGGTAACACAAGCAATTGCTAACGGTATGAACGTAGCTGTTGTCTTCGATCAGATTCCAGATAGCTATATGGGATTACCCGTCATTGATGGCGATGAGGATGATCTCAGATTCCTTGACCCAAAGGGTCACATCGTCGGACTCAAAGCAAAAGGTCCAGCAATCAAGTCAACGTCAACATTCATTGTAAGGAACAACAATGCAATCAGAAGCATTAGAGACTTTGGTCAACAACCATTACAAAGGTTTGATCGCAGCCATAGCCTCGCACATTCAAGACAAGGTGGAAACCAACATCAGGGACTGGCTGTCTAACGAGTTCAAGAACCAGCTTGAGCATCATCAAGTGTTAACTGCTGATAAATATGACAGTAAATCAGATGCGGAAATTTCAGATTACTTAGATCGCAACGATTACATCAATGAGAACAACATTGATAGATACATCGAATCATACATCGAGAGCAGCGAAATAGTTACACAAGACAGCCTCAATGATTCTATTAATGAATGGATGAGTAACAACTTTGACATCAAAGATTACGACATCGATGACACCATCACAGACGCAGTTAGGTCTTTAAGTTTCACAGTAGAAGTTAATTAATAAAGGAATAAATATGAACGCCGTTACCCAACTTGAACAAGCTGCGGTAACGTCCGCCTATAAGGTAGACGTTAGCCAAGGTTCCCGCGATGGTCGTGTCTCATCACAGTGGTTCAACCGCCCAGATGATCAGCGATTCCTTAACCTCGATGACTTGGCAGCACATGTCAAGGCTCGCTCAGATGCCGCAGTGCAAACCATTGTGGATGTAGATCACATCCGTGTTCATGCCAGCATGAATGATCCAGAGAAACTCAGCCTTGA